GCCGAGCGAAAGGACATCGAGCTTGCACGAAGGACCATCAAGGACCGGCAAGCTACGCTTCGTGTTCTTGCCAAGCGTGTCATTGGATACGCCACCGCGAAGCTCACCAAGATCGGCAGAATCTCATCCTCCGAGGATTGGTGGAGATGGAGCTTCAACATGCCGCCGGTTCTTACCATTGATGACGGGCGGATTGCCAAGGCGACGATTGAACTCTGGCGTGCCGGCCTGATTTCCGACGAGGACATCCTGTCCGACATGGGTAAGGACGAGGAGGACTACTGGCCACGGAAATTTGAGTCTGCCGCGAAGAAGGAGCAGGCATTTATCGACGCCCAAGAGAAGGCGGGCGTTGAGATCGACTACCGCTACAAGGGAATGTTTACAGCGAACGACATGGCGGCGAAAGAGGAGATGTTGCCAGACGAAGAGCGGCAAATACCAAGAGAGGGCGAGGAGGGCGAGGAGTATGCCAATTGATTTAAAGCCATCTGAGGCCATGGCGGCTGAAGCTGAACGCGGTTTGAGTTGGCGGGAGGAATACAACCGTGGAGGCACCGCCATCGGGGTCGCTCGCGCCCGTGACATCAGCAACCGGAAGAACCTGTCGCCATCCACGGTGGGCCGGATGGTCAGCTATTTCGCCCGCCACGAAGTGGACAAGAAAGGCCAAGGATTCTCTCCTGGCGAAGAAGGCCACCCGTCTGCTGGTCGCATCGCGTGGGCGCTTTGGGGCGGCGACAGCGGCAAATCATGGGCGAACGAAAAGTCCCGGCAACTCAAGAAGGAATCAACCAACCAATCATTCAAAATGGAGCTTCTAACGATTGAAAACAAGGCAGGCAAGGTCCGCTTGAACGAGTCGGTTAATCCTGATTCCATGACCCGGCTGATTGAGGAGATCGACTTGGTATTCGGCGCGAAGGCATTTGCCGATGGTGCCGTTGCCGGTGAAATCACGAACTACATCGAGAACGCGGCGGATACGCTGGACCTTGAGATTCATTCCCCAGGCGGAAGCGTGCTGGACGGATACAAGCTCTACCACGCCATCCTAGAGCTTCGCGGGCGCGGGGTCTACGTCACCGCCACAATCAATAGTTTGGCGGCAAGCATGGCTTCAGTGATTGCCATGTCCGCAGATCACATCCGCATGGTCAAAGGCGGTCGCATGATGATTCACGAAGCATCGCAGGTTGTGGCCGGCAATGCCGAAGACCTCGCCCGTGCTGCAAAGCTACTCGACGAAATCAGTGGCGAGATTGCCGACATCTACGCCGAGCGAACCGGCGGGAAGCGCGAGGAAATGCGCGAACTGATGAAGGACGAAACGTGGATGGGCGCGGACGAAGCGATGAGGCGCAAGTTCATCGACGAGGTGATCGGAAAAAATAGCGTTGACGCTAACGCAACTTTAGTGCAAACACAACCTAACGACGTTATGAGCATTCTTGATCGACTCCTTCCAAACACGGAGCTTGCCGCCAAGCTTGAGACAGCAACCAACGAGCTTGCCGCTGCAACCGCTGATATTGGCGACCTTACCAATCGACTGAAGGAGGCTGACAGCCTTCTCGCTGAAGCGGTCGAAGAAGCGCGAGGATTCCAGAACCAAGTCGTCACCGCCAAGGCTGAAACCGAAGCTGAAAAAGAAGCTCACGCGGCAACCCGGAAAGAACTTACCGAGGCATCGGCCCTTCTTGAGCCAGCGGCCCTTGCTGAACGCATCGTGGCTTCCGTGAACTCCGAGGACGAAGCCGACGCGCCAGTAAAGGAAGCCGTTGAGCGCGAAGTCACCAACCGCATTGTTGCTGCCGGTCACACTCCGCTTGATACGCTGAAGGCTGAAAGGGAGCATGAGCAGTTCGCAAAGATGAGCCGCGACTCCTTCAACAATCTTTCTCACCCGAAACGTAACGCATTCATCCGCGAAGGCGGGAAAATCACCGAATAATCAATTCTCACTCTAGACTATTATGGCAAACGACATCTCACTCACCGGACTCACTGAAGTCCTTTATCAGGCCCGCGACATCGTGGCCCAAGAGCCAACCGGCTTCGCCCAAGGCGTCGTCGTTAACGGCGGTTCCGAAGGCGTATCCGCTGGCGGCACCGTCATCTCGATGCGGACCACTGAGCCAACGCTGGAAACCAGCTACGCCCCAGCGATGACCCCGCCTGATGCCGCTGACATCACCACCTCGACCGAGACGCTTGCTCTCTCGCTTTACGCGGGCGCAAGTATCCCGCTCAAGGGCGAGCAGTGGGCGCAGCTTGCGAACACCGTTGGAGCGGAAGCTGCCTTGCAGTCTCTCTACGCTCAGGCCATCCGCAAGATGGTGAACCAAATCGAAGCCACCATTGCTACCGTCGCCTACCAGAACTCCAGCCGCGCTGTTGGATCTGCTGGCACCACGCCATTTGGGTCGAACTTTGAAGTGCTTTCGGACCTCTACCGCATCCTTGAGGACAACGGCACCCCGATGACTGACGGGATGCTGTCCTGCGTCCTGAACACCGCCGCTGCCGCCAACCTGCGCAAGCGTTCCAGCCTCACCAACGTGGGTGACGCGGGAACCGACGCAACCCTTCGCCGGGGCGAGTTGCTCAACCTGTTCAACATGTCGATCCGCTCTAGCGCGGGCGTCCAGTCCCACACCAAGGGCGCTGGCACCGGCTACCTGATCAACAACGGCAACGTGGCGGTCGGCTCGACCACCCTCACGGTTGACGGTGGTACGGTCAACACCACCGGCATCAAGGCTGGTGACATCATCACCGTGGCTGACGATCCGAGCACCGGTGCCTACGTCGTCAAGACCGGCCTCACCGCTGCCTCCGGCAGTGTGGTGATCAACCAGCCAGGCTTGCGCGGGCTGATCGTTAACGACAAGGCTGTCACCATCGGTAACAGCTACGCCGGTAACGTCGCGTTCCACAAGAACGCCATCGAGCTTGCGATGCGCCCACCAGCCCAGCCACCCGGTGGCGACGCTGGCGAGGAGATCGCCACCCTGTTCGACGAGCGCACTGGCCTGTCGTTCTCCGCTCGACTCTACAAGGGCTACGGAATGTCTCAGATCAAGCTGATGTCCTTCTACGGCGTCAAAGCTTGGAAGCCTGAGTTCATCGCCACCCTGATGGGCTGAGTTTTTCTTGTGTGTGTATCATGGTCCAGGGCGGGCGGGGGATCATTCTCCCGCCCGTCTTGTAAACAGAACGAGCAATGTCTCAAGTTGACGATTTCCTTCGCGCTGCCGCTTTGATTGCCGACCCGGTTTTGGGTCAGGATACCCTTGAGCTAGACAACGATGTCAGCTTCACGGGTGTATGGTCTGGAGTTGCCAGCACGACGCAAGCGGAAGATGGCGGGCCGATGCTCGATATTGACGCTTCGATTTGTGGGACGCTAGGAACCGGCATTACGCGGACGCAGTTGATCGGCAAGATCGGCACGGCGAAGGGCGAGCGATTCCGGGTTATCAACGCCGACATTGGCGAAGCTTTTACCACTCTTTTCTTGGTTCACGCATCGCAGTTCACGAAACGATGATTGCGGTTAAGGTCAACAATGAGCGCCTCCACAAGAAGGCGAAGAAGTTTGAGGAGAACGTCTACAAGACGCTCCCCTTGGATCTTCGTCTGGCCGGGAAACGCACTGCTTTCTACTACATGGAATACACCCTTCCGGTTTCCACGAAGGCAAACCAGTGGCCGATGAAGAAGTTTGGTGAGCGCATTAAAGAAAATGTGATGCACTCATACCCCACCAAGTCAGACCAGCGGTGGCAGTCATCCGCCTACGATCTGATCAAGGCAAACTACAACGAGGATCGAGCGAAAAGATGGTGGAACACGTATAGGTCGCAAGGGCAAAGCTCGTTCAACCCAGACGAGCCGGGGAAGCTTGATTATGAGGTGCAATTTGACCGCATGAGAAATATTCCAAGGAAGACCAATCTCAAGCTCTATTCTGAATCGCTAAAGAAGAATCAAATCGAATCAGATAGACCCCGGTTGGCAATCCCGTCTGATGCGAGGCGTCAAGCGTTCATTAAAGACAGACAGGCGACCATGGGGCTTGCAAAGGCTGGATGGTATGCCGCCGATTCTTCTCTTGGCGGGCAAAAGAACTACACGAAAGCAAAAGCTGCCGAGGGTCAATTTGTATGGCCTGGTCCGCTCAGAAAACTGATGTCGCGTTTCGGCAAGGGAATCGGGTCTGGATTCGTCTCAGCGTCCGGTGCATACGGTCGCTTTGAGATCACCAACCACATTCGATATATTTGGGAAGCTCTCCCAGACCACCTGAAGGAAGCGGCTGAGAAGCAGTCCCGCAACGCGATGCGGATCGTTTTCGAGCTTCGCTACAAGAACAGGAAGAACCTCGACCTAATGATGAAATGACGATCACCGATAGACTCACGGAAGCAATCAGGCGGGTCTTGGAGGATTTATCTCTGCCAGGAGATCCACTTGTGACGGCTGGAATTGAAACTGCCGTCAACGAGCAGGAGTCCATGCGAGTCATCGTCACGGCTACGTCGTCGGAGCTTCGCAAGTTGCTCTTGCCGGGGAACTACGATGTGACCGGCGAGGTGACCGTGTTTATGGCGATCGACACGCAGGAAGATGAAACCACTAACTTAAAAGCGGATTTCAGAACACTGTGTGACGCGGTAGAGGAAATCGTAGGGCAGAAATACCTGATGCCAATGCGCTTGCAATCTGCCGACATAAAGCTCAATGTCTACTCATGGAGTTTGACCGGGCAAGATAGCTTCATGCAATCCCGCGCAATGGGCGCAAAATTCAACTGGACTTGTTACGTCCGTCAAGATTCTCACAATCCCAACTAATCTACCACTATGGCCGCAACAGTAATTGGAACCATCAATTTCGGACTCAGCGCCGAAACCGGACTCTTTGCTGAGTCCATCAGCTTCGATTCGTCCGTGCAAGAACGCTACATCGCGGACGGTGACGGTGATCACGTAGCGGGTGCGCTTTACGGGCATTCCGCGACGTTCTCCATCGAAGGAGCATACTCGACGACCGGCACTCCGACTTGGACGCTGGGATCGCAACTCACCATTGCGAACATCCCGACTTGGACCGCGATCTTCCCTGATTATACGACTGGAGGACGGGTGATTCTCACTTCCGTTGGAATCAGCAAGGGGAACGAGGCTGAACAGCGCCGGACTCTTGGCGGCGTCTTCAAGCCGTTCATGGTCACGACGTAAGCTCAACCTGAATAATCTATAATATGTCATCGTTCATCCACGGGAAGAACACCGCAGATATTCGCCTAGTTGCCGCGCTGACGGCAATGGGCATCCCCTGCGACGAGGAATACGCAACGGTCGCGGCTGGCGATACCCGCTTGTGGCGCATGGGCGAGGTGTCGAACTGCGGCAAATACAAGACTGCGGAGTTGATCGTCTTCTGGCGCGACTCACAGTTCCATGTCCGCAATCCGAATCACCCGTTCGCCTACGTGAAGGCGGCATTGTGGAATCACAAGATTGTCGTCGATGCGGTGAAGAAGGACCGGGCTTTGGTCCAGATCCGCAAGGGCGACTCGATTGCCTTCCTTCACCCTGACTGCTCGTCCGAAACCGAGCGCAAGATTCTCAGCCAATTCAGCCAATAATATGACACGCATCGAAGTTCTGTCCGACGCCATCCTCCGCGAGCCGCACCCGAGGTATGGGAAGCTCACCCGTGGGCGATTCACGCTCATCCAGAAATACACCGCCGACATGGACGACGGGGAACTAGCAAATGGGATTGCCTGGGTGATCTGCTCGCGGGATCGGAACGCGCCTGAGCTTACCGCCGCATTTGCGTCAGAAGCACCCGTGGACGCCCTCAAGGAGATTTTCGAGTCTGGTATGCACGCGCTTGAAGCCGCGCCGTTCATGGCATGGTTCAACGCCGAAATCGGGGCCACGGACGCAGCGTCAACCACAGCCAAGGAAGAAACCGGGCCGGGAAAGTAAACCGCCGTGGGTCAACCTGCTACCCTCACCTCTTAGCCACATGGTGCCATCAACTTTACCTTGCGAACGGAATCCAGCGGGAAGAGGCGCTTTGGGGCATCTCGATGGCGGAAGGCTTCCAGTTGATCCACGCGTTTCTGGTTTTCGAGGGAATCCCGCGCAGGTGGTCGAATCCTCAGTTTGGCGACATGGACACGGACTTGCTAAATTGGCGCGAGAAAGCACAATCACTTCAAGAGGAGTCTGACGAGGACGACGAAACCTTAGCTATTTGATACCATGGCAGACATGACAATCACAGGTGACGCGAAGTTTGGCAGCATCGTCACCGAGATGCAAAAGGTTGAGAAGGCTTCCGACTCGATGAAGCGGAAGGTTGATCGCATTGGAGGATCAAAAGCGCAGCAGGGGAAAAGTGGATACCAGCAATCTGG